GTCTCAGCTCCACCAATACCTTCTGTTGGAGTGTATGTTGACGGAGACGCTTGAGGAGTTGGTGTGGCATCTTCTATTTTATTGTCAATTGCTTTAGTTGGTTTGATTTTCTTAACTCCACGAACCAACCCACTAGACGCAGATATTCCAAGTGCACCAAGAGCTTCTTCTGTGGCCCCAAGTGCAACCTTACCGTAATCAACATTACTTACATCTTGCGTTATAGCCATCTGATCAGAAAATTCAGATCCACCTCCAGATGCACCTTCTGAAAATAAGCTTTCAGCACCTTTGGCTAAAAATCTTAATGGTTTTTCAAGTTCGCCCGCTGACTTTAAAAATTGCTTTATAAAAGTAGTATTACCTGCAAAGGCTCTATCAGCACCAAATTTTTCAAATAAAGCTGAAGCAGCTTTCCATCCAGCTATAGTGTTGACTTCCTTCTCATTTGGTTCACTACCATTTGTAAGTCTAAATTCCTCAACACCATCCATAGTACCGCCTTCAGACATAGCAGCCATGGTTACAACACTTACACCTGGAGTAGCAAGAGGGACCATAAGTGGTAGGCTTTCAACCATCTTATAACCAAAGTGCGGAGCATTCTTTAATCCAAACAGTAGCGCACTTCCAAGCCCCTCATCTTCATACTTTTCTATGAATTCCTTGTTCACAGCTACACTTTTTCGTCTATCGACAACACTAGATCTGTCCTCAGCATTTTCACCAATTTCTTTAAACTCTTCTCTCTTCTCTCTATACTCAGTGGCAATCCTAAGCATATTCCTACCTGTTGGGCTACCAATAAACTCTTCTTGCTCGTCGGTAAGCGTCTCAGCATTAACTATACTATCAAACATCACCCTCTCATTATTGCCAATAACACCAGCTTTTGTTTTACCGCTAGCAACATGAGGAATATTGTTCCAAGTGTTAAAACTATCTTCAAGAGTGTTCCCTGGAGTAAAGCCAGACAATATACCTTTCTCAAATATATCTTTAACCATGCCTGTACCTGAATACAACATACCTGCAACATCAGCAACTTGACCAGCTATCCCACTGCCAAGTTTTGCATCCCAACTATACTTGTAGGCAAAATCTGCATCATATAGCTCTCGGTTCTTCTCAAGGTCGCTACGGGTCAAGTGCTGATGGTCACCATACACAAACAAGCCATCTGACCCAATCTGAATTTCCGGACTACCCTTATCGTCAAATCCTGTTCCAACTTCGCCTGTATACTTACCCTTTGCAGTTGCTGAATCAAATTGATTATTAGCATTTCTTCCACTCAATGTATCTGCTAAATTATCACCATCACTACTATAAACATCAGCAAGTGTTCTTCCATATCTATCAACACCTTTTTCAACATATTGTATATCGGACCCTTCTCCACCAAGTGCACCAAGTGCAGCTTTTTTAGCATCCAAACCTTCCTGCTTTATAGTTGCCTTTGTTACTGTCTCCCATGGTACTCCATACTTCGCACCATATGATCTCTGTTGACTCCTAAGGATCTTATTATTAGACAACCCAGTCTCTGTTGATTCAGCAGTGTTTATACCACCAGAAAGCCTAAGATTCTTTTCGGCTTCAAGTATGTTAAAAGTATCCCCATCAACGGCACTTACAAGCGTTGCCTTCTTACTAAAAATAGGTAAAGCCGCTTTTTTACGAGCAGCCTTGTTTTCCAACTTCTTTTCTTCACTTAAATATAGGTCATCAACACCAGAAAACTCAAACTTTCCAAAAGCCATTATTTGTCACCTTTTAATGCCTTTAACAGTACATCTCTTTCTTCTTTGGTATCAAGAGACCTGGTAAGATTTTTAGATTTGTCGAACAATGTTTTACCTAATAGTCCAGCACCAAGAGGTGTAAACATACTGGCTGTTTTGGCTACACGACCAACTTTTCCAGCTAAAGTAGCAGCTTTCACCAAAGTAGACTCTGGTGCCCTTGTAGCTCTTAGCTCAGCAGTCTCTTTTGCAACATCTTCTCTACTTAAGTTTGCCACGGCTGGCATGAATGTATTATTAGTACTACCATTCTTTCTACTAACTATGTTCCTAATCTCCTCATACACAGCAACATTAATTTGTTTAGCAGTAGCACTTGGATTGTTTATAAGCTCTATATTGTTTGTATCAAAACCAATAGTACTTCCAGCCTTAGTGACATTACTGATAGCCTCAGCTATTAGACCATCTGGAAGACTATCGTATGCTGGTGGAACTACATTGCGCATTGTGGCTATTTGATTTTTAAAGTTACTTATATCATAGTCGCTATCTTTATAGTTTTCGTTATACACCTTTGACACACTACTAGTTGTATCGTAATAACTTCTTACCTTGTCACCCTTAACAACCGATTTCCCCTTCTGTGTTCGTTCAAACTTTTGTTGCTCAGAAACCTTGGAGTTAAATTCCTTGCTCATGCTGTCAAGCTTATTTAGTCCGGACTCCTCTCTGAATTGCTTCTCCCTTGCGTCTCTCTTTGGACCAGCGGGGAAATTACGAAGATATTTGTTCATCTGCTTTGTCATTGTACTCAGCCTACCATCCAACATCTTACCGGCCTTAACTGCACCAGGAGCTATCTTCTGATCCTGATCTTGGAATGCAGAATAGTCAATCTTACCGTCTTCATCAAAAAACTCTAAATTCGTAGCCATAAAATCATTGATAGATTTCTCTATAACTGGAGAGAATGCATCAACTGCGCTTGAAATAAGTATATCACCTGACTTGCTTTCAACCTCATCCCTGTTCGACTTAAACCCACCGGTACTACCATTTAATTTTAAATCTTGAATCGCAAGTACAGTTGCATCTTTACGTGACACAAGTATTGGGCCAGAGCTGTCAAGATCTTTTGTATCACCTTCAAACTGTGGATTACTTTTAGTTTGGTTGATTGCAACGTTATCTATTTGCGCTTGTTCAATTGGATTAACACTAGTCGATCCGTCCCACATGGGCATTGGTCTTGATAATCCATTGGCAACGTCATAAGACCTGTTAAACTCATTGGCTTTTTGATTATACTTTTTGACAGATAATGCTTTTGAGAAAGCGTCCTGTTCCTTTTTATATTCAAACTTAGATAGATCCAATTCGTTCTGAATATTACGCTGAGCACCTGTCGCATCGGTTGTGGTTCTGAACTTGTCTTCAGCGAAATCCCGTGCATCAATCTCAGACGCAACCTTGCCTATCTGATCGCTATGCATACTAATATTGCTATCAGCGAAACTTTGCAACAATCCTTGCCTGTCATCTGGGGCAGCAGCCCTTAAGGCATTGACAGCTAGATCTGTTTCAGCTTGAATTTGATCATCACCGAACCCACTAGCTGCCTTGCCTATATTAGCTATTCCTTGCCCTATATCCTGTCTTGAACTATTAGCAGCAGCAAGCGCACCTGCACCACTAACAGTTCCAATATTCTTCCATGTTACTGCATTAGCCATGTCGTCACCTGCTGAATTAAATTATGCTACTACAAAGTTCTCTTTAGATCTGGCGCGAGCATCTTCCCTCTCAGCACGACTAACAGCTATGTCATCTCTCTGGGCTGCGTAATTCTTCTCCCACTGGGCATTCTGCGTACCAAGCTGTTCTTTGGCTAATTTTAATCCCTGCATCCCTTGCCAAGCTTGAGCTAACCCGCCAATACCACTAGTAACTGAACCGAAACCTTTAGCCGCTCCACCCCAATCAAATCCAGTATCAGGTGGTGCGATATCCTGTTGTGGAACACCGAAGTATCCACCGAGGTCACCACCTAAGCCCATCGCATCTATTCCCATCTTATTCCAGTCGTAACCAGTATCGCCAATCTGTGGCCGTTGGTCCATGTAATTACTTGCCATTTCATTACCTCCCGGTTAAACCGGCATTAATTGTGCTTCCATATCAAATGGAGCTTCTAGTAAATTATCTGTATCGAAAAATGATTCGCCTATCTCGTGAAACTTGTCGTAAAAATCAAAGTAACTACTTGCGTCCATTGGATTCACAGTAGTCCTTATACTGCTATTTATCAAGTCTTCTATCAAAACCTCACTGCCGACATAACCACCTTCTTCTTCTTCCAGCTCTTCACGCTGGTCACCAAGCAAGTTAATCTCATTGGCGTACCACTCTCTTTTTCCTTCAAACTCTCTTCCAATATCACCAAGAGACGATCCAGTGTATGTATTTACAGCTTGACTTAATGTTTTGAACGATGTTGACAGTATATCCATCAAACTCATACTTGAAAAACTAGAACTGATACTTCCAATACTTGCGAATGAACCAGTAGTCATCCTACCAGTAATATACATTGCTAACAATGCAGCTATGGCCCCAGCTATTAAACCAAGATCCCTAGATATACCGACAACTATCTTGCCCATTATATATCCAGCTATCATGAGCGCTCCCATAGCAATGACATCAGCAGCACCAAGCGCTGACAATGTAGCTCCGGTCATCTGTCCATAACTTATCCACGTAACAACAATTACAATGATGATCTGAGCTATTACCATCCACCAGCTTTTACTTTTGGTTTCTATGTCAGCTATATACATACTAACATGAAGTCCACTTAAGAAGTTATCAGCTAACTCATGGTTAGTAAGTACTTCTCCAATAGCAGGTATATACGGTACAGTTATACTATTTGGATCATCGTAGTTAAGTCTCCTCATCTTAACCACACCAGTCTCAGTATCCTTAATTCTTACCTTGCCACCAATACCAACTATCTTAATAAACCTTACGTCACCACCATCACATTCACCAAACATTATCTCAACTGGCTGTTCACCCTCTTCTGGCCACATACCAGCTTCCGCGGGAGGCTGCTCATACTCCTCCTCACGACTTGGATCACCCGAACTTGAACTTATGTACCAAAACTTACCAGAAGCGTTAGCACGGTCCTCGTATTGCGGTCCCATAATCTCATCGGCCAATACAGCAGCTACTGTCATAGTTTCGTCTGAGATCATTGAGAACGTAAATTCATAATAATAGTCATCTGTTTCAATAGTAATTATATTACACATTGCAGGAGTATAAACACTTGGGTTTATAGCACCTTCGACCTTTACAATTTCATTGTACCAACATGGATAAAATCCAAAGCTACCATCTCCCGCCTCAAGTCCATACTCTCTTATCTTGCTAAACAATAAATACAAATACCTACAACTAGCTTCAGAATTATCATGAATCCTTGTCCCAAAGTTAAGAAATACATGATCCATCTTGGAGTCGTAACCTTCCTCTTCCGCTCCCTCCATTACATCATCGATAAGCTTGCCTGTATCAACTCCAACAATCTTACCAAGCTTCTCTATATCATCTATTTTTGCTTCGTCAAACGCAGCATAGTAGTTTTCATTGTTAACCCTCAATGGAAGTGGCGGAAATGTTCTGAACTCTCCGCCTTCTTGCCCAAAACTAAAGTCAGGTTCTTCTATAGGATAATATGCAAGACCACACCGTTCAAATGATTCTGGTCTTTCCTCCTCGCTCCAACCACCCTCTGGTTCCTCTGGATCAATTTGTCCATATGAATAATAAACTACACTAAATATACCATCTGGTTTTAGTGGTATTTCTGGTTCAAGTTCTATAACTGTGTCAATTGGATTTTCACCGGCACCATGATCCAATGCGTATGCTATATATGCAGTGCCTGTAGCGTTCAACGATGCTCCTATAACACCAACACTCCTAAATCCATCGTTACCATCGTCTATGTCGACTATTGGCCGTTGTATGCAAGGTTGATATGGAGACACTGAGTTTTGGGCCATGTAGAAATTGATCCAATCGATAACACGCATATGGCCAACTCTCACACCAGTACACTCTCCACCAACTGGAACCAATGACTCATGATAAGCATTAGGTACAACTAGTAAGTTTATGTTTGAATCCGGAAACTCTATATTTGGAGTTACACCATCTTCAATTATATTTTGGAATTTATGAATATCCTTTCTACCAAGAATGGCGACCAAGGCTAGTCTTACGTGATCCATGAAGTCTTCTTCTCTCCTCATGGCTACTACTGCAGGTCCGATAAGGTCTGCAGTATTTGGATCATCTACCAAAGGCTGGTTATACATCTCAAACTGCCTTATTTCTGTATCAAATAACCCCATACTGCAGACCTCTTTGGATTCTTACGGTTGACTTGGTTTACCTACACTTGCGGCATCTTCTAGATTTGCTTCAGAATATATACTTCCAGTAATACCAACGCCTTCAATGTTTGCGTTTACAGATTGACCATCGATAATAGTCTTCATGTACTTTTGGTTAGCTGACCACAAAAATCCTTTTGCTTGTTCAGCTATCATTAGAGCCTGTTCAGCCAACACATCCAACTGCTTGTCTTCAGTAGCTCTCTTTGCGTCAAGTAATGCTCGCTCAGCATCTATCTTCTCACCTTGCTTGTATTCAGTAGCTTTCTTTGCGTCAAGTAATGCTCGCTCAGAATATGTCTTCTCACCTTGTTGTCCAATTAGAACAATCTCAGCATCAATCTTTCTAATTTGAGCGTCAATCAATTCAGCATTAGCCATACCAAGAAGGTACTGTACTGCATTGCTCATAGCCGCCTGAAGGCTGCTAGCGTAAGCATTTGCGTAATCAGCACCTTGGATCCTAGAAAGTCTAAACTGTGCGTCAAGATGCTTATTTACCGCTTCCATTAGGTCATCGAAAGTTCCTGAACCATGAACAGTAAATGCACCGTCCTGACTAACCTGTAATCCATCGGCAGCAGTTAAATCAGTATTGGTTAACTCAGCCATTAATCTATACTCCCTCTAGCAGCCTGTTCTTTCTCAAGACCTTTCAGTTCCTTTTCACTCAAAGGCTTTAACTCTTCAATACTATATTCTTTGGCCATAAAGCTAACCTTGTGAGGCTGTCCATTGGCGAGTTTTCCGTTCTTGAATTTCTGGCACATTTTTGCACCCATGACATCAAGTATCGCTTGAGGCACGTGCCATCCATTTTCATTGTCAAATGGAACCCACTTCTTAAGAGTACCAGCAGCACAAATAACTGTAATGGTTTGACCGGTCCATTCCTTCTTATCGTCATTGTTGCATCGAACGACTACACGAATCAACTTCCGCTGTTCATCTCTCAACCGCTTAATTCTTTCACTTTTGGTTTCAGCCACAGCTTCTACTTCTACTTTTGTTTCAACTTCTCCTACATCTTCCACATCTTCACCTTTGGTTAGTTCGTCATTGATCATCTGTTGTAGTTTAAGTTCGCCAGTAGAGTGATGAGGTTTAAGCCCCAAACTCTTCGCTTCTTCCATAAGTAAGTCTTTCTTAGAGTCCATCTTTACTCCTAAAAAGTTAATATTAGTTAACGTATCTCCAACCATATCCATTGGCCTTTCTACGCTCTCCCCTTGCACATCTTGCTATACCAGACCTATGGAATCCAGTCTTCACTTCTGCTTCCACAACAGAGTCAAACGTGCTTACACAGTTAGTATATATTATATTTTTACCTTTACCTGATATCTCGAACTGCATAACTTTTTTTATCTTATCTTTTTTTGCGCTTTCAGAGAAGGTTAACCACTGACAATTTTCTTTACAATAGTCACTGTTGTTATCTATTCGATCTATTGATCCACCATCAAAGTATGTCGGCCCCATGTCTTTCCAAAATTCATTGAAATTTGACCATGATACATCATACTTAATTCCTTTCTCACGCTTCTTGTCGTCACATCTCTGCTTCATTCCCTTCCATATCGCATGTTGCCTAGTGTTACACATGTGATGCTTACACTTCATATGATACGGCCTACACTTTACACAGGTTTTTGCTTTCTTGCCGTAATATATATCAACCTCAACTTTCTCAAAGCACTCTGGGCACATAAACAAACCAAACCTTCTACCCCTGATATTGCCATTCTTAGATACTGTTTCTTTGATACCAAGATCTTCAACACATTCCATAATAACCTCTACAATTAATGTTTAGTTAAACTATAACTACCTAGTCACACCACACATTAACCGTAGAGGATACACAAGCTAAAATCCTCATTTATTGACTGTTCGTATATCAATAAAACTTAAGTGCCTGTTTTTACTCTTCAATTGCAGTGTATATCAATGCAATCCATTCTGGACGTGTTATTAGAGTCCCATACCAGAATCTCAAACTGTAAAAGCCCTTCTTACCATACGGGTCATTATACGCATCAGCAGTAGCAACGCCAGGCTTCTTGTGAATAATACTAAACTTCACAGACTTTCCGGAAGAACTAAAGCTAATAGTTGAGAAACTACCTGAACCAACAAACAACATTGGAGCTACATCAAAATGGTCAGTACCTTCAACATCAGTAACTGCACAATTCTGATCATTCGCACCAGCAGCAGCACCACCACCTTCCCATCGCATCATCTCTGGGGCTACAATAAAGCGAGTACGACCAATTGCACCCTCCTCACCAACAGCAACATTACCAGCCTGAGCATAAGAGGCAACCTCTTTCCAAGCAGCAACATCATGCAGATCAACCATTCCCTCAAGAGTCTGAAGAAGTTCTGATCCAACATAACAATAACGAGCAGCACTAATAACCTTGGTATCGATCATACGTGAACCACTAATAAGCTTGGTTCCTTTTGGACACTTATTGTCATCCAAGGTAATATTGATCTTCAAAAGATCCTTATAATTAACGATACAATCAGAAGCAGCATTACCATCAATAGTTTCAACAGTGGTTACACCGCCAGCAAACAAACTTACACCAGCAGCAGCAATAAGATCAAGCTGAAGGTTATCTTCAACAAGCTCATTAGCAGCAACGAGTGATTCGGTCATAATGTGATCAAGCAGCATGTCGTCAGTATCAAACTGAATAGAATCTTCAGTATAAGTACTAAAGAAACCCTGCTCAGCAATAGAACCCTCAAGTGTAGTACGAGAGTGACCGATTCTATTCACCATCCCACCTTCCTCAGTGAGAGCAGGAAGACGCTTCGTAATGGTTCCGACATCCTTAGATCCACCATACAAAGAAAGCCCACCACTCATTGCAACCATTGTAGCGGCAACGTAACCAGTAGCGGCTTCAGCGAGTGCAGCGGTACTGAAACCAGCAGCATTACCAGCAACAGTAGCATCTGGAACCAAAACATTATCTGCGGTGAACAGATGAAACTTGTCCATAATCAGAGTTGCACCAGCAGCATCAAGCCCCTGATCATTCACATTACGATCATCCAAGACCGGAATGTATTCATACTTTTTAATCTTTTTACCATGATACTTAGGCATCACAGTAGTATCTGCCAACTGTTGGAATACCTGACGGTTACGAATGGCAATAAGAGCCTTGCGTTGCCATTTAAACAGATTAAACTGTTCACCTTCTGGAGCACCAACATCAACACTTGACTTCAAACCGTTTACGGGATCACTATAAATCATAACTTTTACCTAATTTCCTTTAGCCAACCTCTGCCATAAAGTCTGCATCAGACATCTTATCATAATCTTTTTCAGACTTCTTTGACTTTGGTTTACCTTTAATTGGAGCAGCAGCTTTCTTGCGCTTTTTGCGACTAGCTTCCTGCTTCTTCTTAGCTTCTTTTACCAATGGATTAGGTTCTTTGTTTTTTGGATCAGATTCTTTCTTAACGCCATCACCCTCAAGAACCCCATTTTTCTGCAGTACCTGCGTTGCCTCACGGTACGCCTCAATGCTAGACAAACCTTTCATCCTACCTAAAGTTTGTTCTTTTTCAACATGAGCTTGCACTGCATCAAATACACCACTTTGAATGTGGCTATCTATAATACCTACGATCTCAGGATTTTCGGCTATAATACCTCTACTTTTCTGGTCCCATTGCTCTCCCATCACGGCTATTGACCTATCATAGCTTTCATTGCCACGAATATTGTCAATCGCTTGGTCGAGATCGAACTCAGAATCAGAGACACCATAATCTTTCGGCTTATACTCTTCGCCAGCCTCAGTATCGATATCAAGTGGATCTACTCCCGCTTCCTTAATTAGCTTAGCAATTGCACCAGGATCTTTCTTATCCAAATCAATAAGGCGATTTATCTTATCTACATCAAGCAAATCGTTATTCTTAAGACTTTTGATAATCTTCAAATGTGGTTTAAGCTCTGACATCCGCTTTTGATACCCAACACCCATTTGCATGAGTCGTCTGGCATCTTCCACATTATCTACCTGCATGTACTTACCATTGGCTTTAAATGGCGCAAATAAATCCTTATAACCAGCTTCAAAGTCGATATCAGGGGTATCTTCAGTATCTTGCTCTCCATCGAGAGTTTCCGTGTCTTTGTCTACTTGACCATCATCTTCTTCACTGCCATCTTCTGACTCATCATCTTCATCGTCTGATTGGTCATCATCCAGAGTGTCCTCTTGATCATCGACATCAGCTTCATCCAAATCTTCATCAGGTCCATCTTGTTCATCGTTCACTACTTCACTATTTACTTCGGCAACGGTTCCAATAGGATCGTCAGACTCAGTTGCTTCCATAAAATCATCATCACTCATATTCTCAAGATCAACGGTTTCGTCAATGCCATTAGCCATTAATTAACCTCCGGATCAACTTCTCTATCAAGTTCGTCCCGTGCAGCCTTAACATGCTCTTCCATCTCATTACCCTGTAGAACAGTTACCCTGAGCCAACGCTGAAAATAGGCAATACCGTATAGCATCTTTTGCATCTCAAGCTTAGTCCTATCGTCAAGATTATCTTCACCCAGACAGGACACAAGTCTCATAGACTCTTCCTGGAAATAATGATGGCCAACTACCTTATTAACCAATGGATTTTCAAGCATCTTGTTGATATCATCTCTCAAAGCTATGGCATGTTCTGCCTCTTCAATACTGATACGAATTTCTTCCATTTCACCTAAATTCTCGTCTTGCATACAGGGTCACCTTATGAATGTGTTAATTATTATTGTACACCAGCATTACCATCACCGACAGCACCAGCACCTTGTTCATCAGCTATCATTAAATCAACCAACTTCTGTTCATTCTTATTCTTACTATCATTATCTTGTTTGTCAAGTTCATGTTGTCTATGTACTCCAGACTCTTGCTCGACAAAGTCAAGATCTTCTTTATCAGACTTACTATTAAGACTTCTACCTTTTGCAATCTCTGTTTCTGTCTTAGCCTGCTTAAGCCCAACGTCCACAGCATTCTCTTGGCCCTTAGCCTGTTCATTGTAAACCTGAGCTTCCAACAACTGAATCTCAAGCTTAGCCTTATACGCAGCAGCGGGATCTGGTTGTGGCTGGTATTCAGATATCATCTTACTAAGTTCTGGCATCTTTCTAAGCCTGGCTATATCGCTAAGTATAATCTGCTTAAATTCAAACGGCATAGTCTCACCTGCGGTCTGCAACATAAACTCTAGGCCAGCAGCTTTCTCATTATCAGCTTCCGGAGTACTAATACTCAATGTAATATCAAACTCTCCAGCAAGATCATCTCTGCTTATATTAACAAATTCTTCATCAGTTATCCTAAGAATTTCCTCATCACTGATAAATTCTTGGTTCATACTTATAATCTTTCTACCTATCTGCACGATTCCATTAGCAAGCCGTCTAAGTATGTCAAGTTCTCTTTTGGTTGTAGCGTCTGTAGCAAGCCTAGCTCCACCAACACTGTTTCCAAGTGAATTCCCTGTAATGCCACCGCTACTAAATGCTTTAACGCCAGTAAGACTCTCAGCTTCATTTGAAGTGTATCCAATCATATCCATAGCGCTTCTTGGAACATCAGGATATGTACCCATGTGAAATGCTTGCCTTGGGTCAACATTAGCATTGAACTTATAATCATCACCACGTTCATACTTACGTGCATTGACTGGATCAAGAGCGTCTTTACGGCTACCTTGCTGCCCATTTGCACTTCGACCCATTACATCAAGAATACCTCGTGTAACAGCACCTATGACCTTTTGATTGTCCTCAATCAACGCACCATCTGGTTCACCGTAAACCTGCTTCCTACGTGGAAGGAATTGAACCAATGCAAAAGGTATCTTTTTATCTGGGAATGGAGTTTCTTCCAGTCTAAGCATAACGTCACCTGCCCACGCAGCTACAATAGGTTTCGTTACTCCATTACCATCTATATCCCAATATCCAAAATACCTATAAACAACAAACTTCTTTCTAGCATCGTCTCTAAACCTAAAGTTACTTGCATCTGCACTTTCAAAGTCACTATCGGTCAAACTATCAGATGAATCGATAGATATCTTATCTATATTCTTATACCTACCATCTTTCTTAAGCTCACTCTTACTTGTCTCAAAACTCCTAATAACAAACTCTGCTTTATCAAGATCACCATCGCAAGTTGGATCTATTATTGTATTATTATAGTGACATATTTCTAATGTTGGTTGGTTCTTAACTGAAACAGTTTTAACCTGCAACTCAACACCAACCTGAACAGTTTCACCTGTTGCTGGGTCGATCCCCATAACTGGAACTTCTACTTCACGTTCGTCATCTTCTTCTTCCCAGCCTAACTCAACTATTACTGTTCCCTCGTCAACACACGTTCTGATAAATTCATCTATAAACTTAACTTTATTCAATTGATGGTTAAACTGATAGTTCAGTACCTGTGCATTCTGTATGGCTGATTGCTTGTCTTCAAATGTATTTGGAGCAACATTAAATAAATCTGTAGTGCTAAGAAATGGATCACTAAGACTTGGATACCTCCACTCAGCTTGTTTCCTGATAACCTTTGGTACTATCTTGCTCCTACCAGCCTTAGTCTTGATTATCTGCTCACCGTTATAGTTCTTGAGCCAGTTATCAACTTCTGTGACATGGGCATTGTGTGCATGTTCTGCCTCAGTAACGTCAGCCTTCAAATCTTGCAAACTTGGAGCATTTTTCCAATCAACGAGACTATCATTATTTATATCATCGGACATCACTAACCTCGTTTAACTATGTTTAACTTAATTATATTCTTTTTAGAAATACTAGAAACTATTTTTCTGCTTGAAACATGAACACTTATAGTTCTTCTTACCATATTAAATATAATTTTACTATTTATCACGGTATCTTCTTTGGTATGGTTTGAACTACTTGGAACATTCCAGCGGCAACTGTTGACACAATTCCACTACCAATCAGTTTAACATCGTAATGCATATTCCTAGATGGAACCAGCGTCATAGTTACCTTTGAAGGTATGGTGATTGAACCAATTCCATTAGTTGAATCATCACCAACCTCAAATAAGGTAGTCACCTTAAAGTCACCTATGACACCATCCTTACTATCTTTATTTAACTTTGCTGAAAATATAAGCGTCATCCCAGTAATATCTACAGGCGACCCATCAGAATACGTAAGCTTAACATCATATATTGGTGTGTCGCCTCTATATATTGGACACAAGTCTTCTCTAATTAAACAATCCATAGCTGCTCCAATTTCCTAAAGACAAAACTTCTGATACTTCTCAAGGGTAATCTCCCAATGCGCAGCACCTCCGGCATTGTAAAATTCTTCGTGATACATTGCCATTCCTTCAAGAGTACTTGGTATTGGGCCAGGTGCTCTGTAGTATTTCACTCTTGCCATTAGTATATTAAGGGCAATGTTGTATTCAAGTGCGTCTACATCAGGCATCCCAACATGGCAAGCTGAAAAAATCTGCTCCTTAAGCTTATCCCTGAAGTGCAAATATGACCCATAATTGTCACGCATTGTTGCTGGCTCAACCTGCATCAATCCCTTAGCTGGCCCCTTTACCTGGTGCAGATACGTGCCGAGGTCAGATTCGGAAGCAGCGGTCATCATCAATAGTGTCACAGCATCTTCAGAGTAGAAGTTGTCTACCTTCTTCAACACCCTTATGATTAGATCACGCAACTGGTCTTTATTAAAACTCATATCACATCCACAACCTATAAATTTTATGTCCTTCAAACGAGTGGGACCTTCTACTATTTGGATCAGACAACTCAGCGTCCTCAAGATCATTACCAGCATCATACGTCATACCAGAAGCGTGATAAAGCGCCAGTATTACCTGACGCTTCGTAGCAATTACCTTTGGTTCTCGTTTAAACCAGTTCCACATACTACTCAATAATCCCAAGAGCTTTCTCAGCAGCATCAAGAAGTGGGAGCATAATTTTATCATCCACCTTCGTCTCAGTATCCTTAACAAACTCACGAGCCAATCCAATCAGTTTTTTACCATAAATCTTGAAGTTGTCAGGGGTAATCATATCCTCTACTAATCCGAGGATAATAGGAAGGGCCATCTTAAGTACTAAATTATTCATTTGTTTCTCCTGTTTTTAAACCAAACCCAAAGCTTGGATACGGGTACCATTACCCTAAATTTTTTATTCTTTTCTTTCGGGCCGTACTGGCCCTCATATATGGGACTATCCCAAACAAGCTTGTCCCGACCAACATCACTAATGCTATTGCTGTATGATTCCTTCTTTTTACACACTTGTAAAGCCTCCAGTTTGCGGCAAAGAATGGGACACCAATGTAGTATGCCCGGTCGTGTTTTTGGCAGCAGTGGCTCCAATTACCTTCTGGGAAAAACGTGCAAAAGTCTTTCGTTGACGTACTTACAAGCTGATGTTTCGTCATCACACCAAATCCTCATTCGATTAAAGTAGGTTACTTGCTTTCGGGCCATGACCCTATCCTCTACACTGAGACTACTTTACTTTTAATAGAAACGCCACCAAGTACAGTAATCTTTCAATTATCACTGCTCATTCTACTGGAAACGAGGTTTCTGTACCATTGTCGTAAGCATACGCTCCTGTTCCCAAGAACAACTCACTTGCTGCTGATTGGTAGTTTGAATGAGAGTCAGCTCTTGTAGACTGAAAGAATACATCACGACCAGCAGTAATACCCTGAGTAGTATCGTCACCACTCTGCCAGAACAACGGAACCAGTGGAGTAACTATACGACCAACACCAAGTACCCAATCAAGGGCCGAGTCTTCTTTGTAGAAGTTCTGTTGTCCCATGTTACCAGCGAAGGCCATGGCCATAGCAATCCTTGCACCCTCGGAAGTGGAAGCGTTCATGCCTTTTGTGAAAGCTTTGAATCTATCTGTGTTAGCCTGAGCTATCAAATTATTAGTTTTCTCGTGAGCACCACACCCAGACAGCAACATAAATACTATGATCACACACCCTATTGACCTCCACATCACTTGTCCCCCTTACTTAAATTGTCAAGCTTCTCGAATACAAAAACCAATTGCTTTTCTATGTTCTCCAGCGCAGCAGCTACACTACTGTCAATATGGTTATGTTGTTCCTTGTTCTGGGCCATCCACATATCAAACCTTGTTTGCCACAACTCTTGCTTGGCATTACAGAGACTTAGTGGCGTTACGTTTTCTCCTAGTTTCTCAATTGCATTAACTATTTTTTGATCCATTTGCTCTTTAAGTGCCACGATACTAGCAGTGTTCTTACTTGACTTGTTCTTCAAAAAGAAGAAACTCCCCATTCCGGCACTAGTCACAACTCCTAATGCCCATTCCACTACAAGATCTGGCACATCCATATTGAGATTCCTTTATACTTCTGGTTTAACTTCAAGAGCTTGACCTTCACCTTTTGTCAGTAATACACCCAATGATTCTTGGTAGATCAACCTCTCGGTGTTCATTAGAGCGTCATTTCCAACTTGTATCCTGAATCTCCAAGTACCGTCAGCAAGTTCAGTCTGTGTTGACTTACGAAAATAATCTTCATAAGCTATTCGCTCATCTTCTGCGTCTTTACTGTTTGGCCAGTCTACAGGAACAAGATTGTCTTTCTCGGCAGTAGTAAATACATGGTAAAACATACCATCATCTAGTATACAACCATATCCATGACAGGCAGCATATGCCTCCGCAGTAAACAGGTTCTCGCCAGCATCGCTAAATTGATATATTGTTCCAAGAGCATGCTCTTTATTTGTTGAAGATCTGCGCCTGAATCGTTCTCCGATTTCAATCATCACCGGTTCGTCAATCACTTCTTCTGGTACTATTATTTTTAATGCCATTTCTATCTCCCGTTAAGTGAATATCCCGTATGGGTAAGCGTCTTTCTCTACCGTCTATGGTTTCAAATATCAATAATATTATCAAAGACAGCCGAGGAGCTTAATCTCAGCATCCTCAGCCGTGGTACGTGGTGTTTTATAATCCCATCGCTCGACTGGTTTACCCTCACAAGCTGTCATATAGTACTGTTTGTTTTGGTTCATTACTGGGTTTACTTCTCTTATGGAAATTGAACTTAACTCGACAGTTGCTGACAACGGTTCGATGTTGATATCTGGAATAGTTCCATCTGCTACTATGGTGAGGGGTGTACCTTCCCATGTAGTGTACGCGAGAGAACCAACCTTTATCCTGAAAGACCCAGCCTCCAGCTCACAGTCAACATTGTAAGTTGCCGACAGCGTTACATCACCTAACTGAGACACTACTGGTCCAAAAGCCGCTCCAGAGTATGTAAGGACTTTATTGGCTACAGTCCACCCAGTTCCAAGGGTCCAATCATCAGCACCATAAATAAACTGACCATTGATTACAATATCAGCCCCAAGCTCACCCCAATTGGTTTGTGTCATAGGTAGTGGATGCCCAAGTCCATCAGTAAGATAATTCCCACTGGTACTAGCAGCTTCCATATCCATAATAGCCTGAGACACCATAGGCTCACCATTCCAGAATGTAGGGATAGTTACGCTATATGTGCCTATAATGTTACCCTCTGAGTCGTGACAGTCTAGTCCTTCGCCTTCGTTGATTGGAATAAGAGTTCCATTAATATCCACATTTCTTATGATCCCACTAAACGAAACGGTGTTTACTGAAATGTTTTTGATAGCGAAGGATACACCTGTTGGTATGTTAATGCTCTGCGTTTGATCTCCAACTGTAAGAGTGAGTACACCGTTGACTCTCACAAACGAACCAAACCCTGTAACATTAGTTACTAAACTAAAGTATCTAGTGTTGTCATCATTTAATTTGGCAGACCATTTTCCACCTAGAATCCTAAGCAAGCAAGGACCAGCACCAGCACCAAACAACATCTGGTGAACTAGATTACCTGCGCTTGAATCAACATAAAAAGTTATGTAAAAATCGTCATTGAATACCACTTCAGTATCTAGTATTATTTCATCATCAATCCCATTAAAAGTACCAATAGGGCTAGTCTCAGGTGCGTAATGCGTATCTTTACAAAAGTTAAATGTTCCGCCTTTGTGATAAACATCAAATTGACTAACAGGGTAAGGGTACATCACGTCATCACCAGTAATCTCCCACCAACCATCAACAGCATTAGGGTTATACCCAGACGACTGAACACCAGCTCTCATGTTAGCTGTAGTCCCATCCCACGTAATGGTATGTAATCCGGTGTCGTCCCACGAGGTTAGTCCAGCTAGTGGACCTTCACTTAATCTAAAATGTGCAAATAGAGTACTCATGCTCCAGCCTCCCTCATCTTATGGTGCACAACTTCATCGCTGGTTAGCTCCCTCCCGAGAACTTCTCTGGCTATATCTCTATGTTCCCTGACTCTATCGCCATGCCTGTCTGTAATATAAATATAACCTTGACTGCTCAGCCTAGATACACCATTCCAAAAATGCGAGTTCTCACCGCTTACCTTTTCCAAGAATGAGCATCCGCATGAAAATGTATTGTTTCCACTAAGGTTATCACCCATAACAGCTACTGCGTTTCCACAGTCACACTCGCAGTGCCAAATTTCGTCTATACGTAAGACTGTGAGTCTTCCGAACTTATGCCCTGTGAGATTTTCTTTTTTTCCCAACCTACTTAACCAATCAATCATAAGTCAGTCCATACGTTGAGGTCATAGAATGTACCAGCAGTTGTGAATGTTATTTCCTTCAGTACTGTATCAACAACAGCAGTAGCAGTTCCTTGATACGTTATAGTAGCATCAGAAGGCATATCCGGCATGGATAGTTTTTCATCAGTACCGTTCACAAAAATACAACTAGACTTGCTCATATCAAAGTTTTCAGCGTCTGGCTTCTTCCATGAGTCTAGTTTTTGATCTACACCATCATCATTTCCCCTGAGCCAAACAAGGAGGTCTTCTGAGTATGGAGGCTGAGTCAACACCCCACCACCAACTGGCAATCCGAATGGATTACCTATTGTTGGCGCAATTATCTTCATTATAGTCGGATAGATAACACCCATGTCAATTAATTCCTTATAATAACAGGTTGTTTACTAGGCTTCTTTCTATGATACAGTCTAACCCCAGTGCCTACCGCAGTAATCCTTAGTTTTATTGGAGCGAATATGCTTTTAGCTGTATTATCTACATCAAGATTGGCACTAACTCCTCCATCTTTATATTCAAACCAATCAGAGGTAGTCTCACCCATCTGATCTACAGCTACTGTTCCTGTTGGGTCTGTCATGGCAATTGTAATCTTATCACCATCGGGGCTAAGCATCTTAACCCCTCCTGCTTGTTCTATCCACATAACGCCCTCTCTACGGGTTTATTAAATTAATGCCATCCACCACTGAAATCATAGGCCAATATATCGGCAGCAGTACTACTTGCGTTAGACATGATAGCCTTAATGGCAATAATGTGTCCAGCCATGGTAGTATAATTATCAGAACCACGAAGGAAATATTCTTTAGCAAATGTTATAAACTCTTCATTTGTAAATGGAACAAACCCTTCTGTAGTAAGCCAAGATCCAGCATTAACAGTACCACGAAATGTTAAAATTGGATCTGTTCCAAGTTGAGATAAACAATCATTCTGTGTAGCCTGAATTGATTCTTTATCAGAAGTAAAGCTAACACCATTATAACTAAAATCTTTAAGATTTTCTTCTTTTTTTCGTTCAGCTAATGCTTCATTATGGTTTTTAAACGCAAGGTCCTTGGCAACATCAACATCGAGACCATAATACTCATTAAGCTTGTTCTGTGCTATTTGATTAACATCATTAAGAATCAAATCATAGGTGTCATAAGGAACGCTTTTCTTGATACCATCTACAATATGAAAACCTTTATCTGGTTCGTAATTAACTTTAACCATTCCTGCAAATGATACTGACGGTACACATCTGTTAAAATCTTCAACCGTATCAAATGCAACTTCATTTCCATTACTATCTCTAAGAAGTATAAACTTAGCTTTTTCTAACAACAATATTCTTTTCATTATCTATTCCATTGCAAAAGGTAGATTTCCTTTTACTATAAAGTTTAATGCGAACCAAGGAGGTAATCCCTCTCCAGACCACGTAATAGCATGATCATGATCAACTATCTCTGGATGTTGTCTATCACATGACATAGTTGCTGGCCCTGTATACATATGAGTATGACCAAACGAATCTGTAAGACCATCAACGACAAGTTGATTATCACCAGAAATAGTACCATCACCAGTAGCTGACGCTTTAATGAAGCAATCTCTAAGGTCAAGAGTGCCTAGTGTACCATCACATTTTAACCAACCCTCTGGAATAATATCTGATTGGTACATAACAATAGGATTACCACCAATCCTAGCAGCAGCAGCCTTCCACGCCCTTAGAACAACATGTTTAATCTGACCTGTAACTGTAGTATTGGCTAAAGTATGGTCATGAGCAAACTGCGAACCTTGCCAAGTATTTGTATTTCCGCAACCAAAGTCCGCCATATTTGGCCACATTGTCATATGATCATGACTCATAATAGAACTGTTGGTAGCTATACTATGTGCAGCAGCTCCAGCACCGGTTACACTAAAACCTTTAGCATAACCTCCATTTGCTTCAAGAGCATCAAACGCTATAGCATTACTAATCTCACCATCAGAGAATAATATACCATTTTCTGGAACAAATGATTTAGCTGTAGCTTGTATCAGTTTAAGATTTGAAGACTCAGGTTTGTAAGAAAAATCTACAGTATGATCGTGAGCACCCTGTGGTGTATATGTGGTACCGGGTTTACCACTACCATTACCCCAATCTGTACCATATGCACTCTGTAAACCACCAGTATGAGCACCACTAGTTGTTGTTGTAGTAGTAATCAATGGAGAATCTGTAGCCCCTAAAGTCTTTGTACCTGATGCACCAACAATATAAAAGTCATCAGCATAAGTAAACGCTTGAAAGCCAGTAGGGATGATTAGACTATCCAACCCTATAATGGCTCCAATCGGTAGCATAATACCGCTGGAACCAACAGTATACCACCAATTTTTAAACATACCCTACCCCACAAACACCACCATCAATATTAAAACCACCATCCTCACTACAAAAGACAAGTCTATCTCTATATGCAGACAATGTTGGAACTGATCCACCTGGCCACTTAACAGCTGGGCTCCAAGTAATGTTATGATTAGAACTATTAAGTATTAACATTATAGTTTTATGTAAATTAGATTCAAAACCAGTAAAATAAATACTTGTTGCTCCAGCAATATTTATAGTAAATACATCACCAAGAGATACGTCTATAACAATTGCTCCTGATGTTTCTACAACATTTACTGAAGTGTTTCCACCTGAACCAATAGCAACCCACATTGTATTGTTAAATACAGATGCAGTATGTTCTTGAATACAGCGCCAAATATTTAAACCATAAACAACAATATCTCCAACATAATATTTAGCTGATAATGAATGAAATTTAACTGCTATAATATCAATAGGATTTCCATATGGATCACCAATACCAAACTTAAGATCTGTTGTATTTACAAACATCTCTCCATGTCGCATTGATCCATTATCTGGTTCATCGCTTGCAGTATCGTAGATATCTGCATCTTGCGCATCGTTCATAACCTCAATAGTAATACGACCTTCAACACTACTAGCAGCACCATGTGCTTGATTAAAAGCTTCACAAGTGAATACATTACCACTTGTATTTGTAACCTTTATTACTTCTTCTTCTACAGTAACATACATCCAATCTCCAGAAGAGAGGATTGGAAACTGTGAAGCACTTGCAACAATCATCACAGTATGGCCAACCTCAACCGGAGAGTTAAGTACCGTAGAAGCATTATTGCTATATCTAACTTTCATATCTAACCCTCTTTCTGGTTATAAACTAACGTTATGCTACAGTAATTGTCCATATAATTGTCATAACGTCACCATCACCCTTGTTAACAACGTCAAACACTGTACGTGCAAGCATTACACCACCAGTTGCTTGATCGAATAGTCCAGCTTCAGTCAGAGCACCATCACCATCACCATTACCCCAAGTACATGCATACTGAACTGTATTGGCAGTAAGAGAACCACCGGCAGTTTGTAAAGCATTACGGTCCACAGCACTAACTAATGCAGTTTGTCCAGCAGCTGCGCTAGCAGTACCTGAACCAACCTCCATATGGGTCATTGCATTTCCAACACCAGTCATCATACCGGCAACCCATTCTTTACCGGCATCAACAACAAGGTTGTTAAATTCGCTGTGAAGGTTTCCGTTCATAAGCACTTGAAGCTTACCTGTGACTTTTACATTCGCTTTTACGTTCATCCTATACTCCTGTTACAATAATTTGTACTTCTTCTGTAAGTCCAACAACCGTAATGACTGTAGACTCATTATTACTACCATTAATTATTAACTCATTAAATAAAAACGAATTAAACGGACTATAATTACCTTCATCACCAACTTCATTATTAAACTCTTTGGTAATGGAATCTTCTACTTCAAGTAGATCACAGATACTCTTCCCACCAATTTGTGCAGTAAAATGCTCAATAAAGCTAACACTATCAGTTGCATCATATTGGATAGTTTTAGTAAGTCCAATCTCAGTTACATCACTAACAAATGAATTATCTTCAACAAATCCATCATCAATTGTTCCATCAGATATGTTTCCATATAGACTATCGTCAGTATCAACAGAATCTACTTTGGAAAAACTAATCTCTTTATTAAAATATTCAACTGGATATATTATATCATTAAGCCTTACTATAGCCCTAGACAAATCAATATTAATATCTTCTTGCATAAAGATTGCGTCATCAAAATCAGACAATCTTCTAACACCTACATTGAATTGTGTTTCATTGAACAATGCAGTACCAAGTCCACTACGTACTTGACTAATATACTTGTACAATACCTTACGTTGCTCATCTAAGGCATCAATTGGATCAATTTTGTTTTTTGTAATATCATAACCAAGACTATCTTTAAAATAAACATCTTGATCAGTGCCGTCGAACCATCTGTTTAGACTAGATTCAATCTTACATGCGAATGCCCAAACAGCCATTACTTACCTCCTGCACATTCTTTGAAATATTCATCGAATGGATTACAATAGAAATCCTCTCTAACTTCAAAAGGTATATAGTTTCTAGCAGTAACTATTCTATCACCACTTCTGTCAGACCCCTTATATCTAACTTCAACCAATCCAATATATTTACCATGCTCACCTCCAAACGAAGCACCGTCGAACCTAAATATAACCTTACCTTCTTCAAGTGGTTGCATTGGAACTCCAATAATTTCACTATGAAGCTCATCGGAGTTTTCTTCTTTTATGTACATTATTACTTCATTAAAACCAGCAAGACTCAGGTCTGGCCACTCCCATTGAGAATATAATGAATCTTCACTCTGACAGTCGCTAGACCTGAGATCGACAACAACCTCTTCAAGTCTGTCTTGTGCTGATATGAATATAGTATCTGTATACTTATTGTTAGAAATATTATATGGATCAAATGAATTAAAATTACTAGACATTATACTATTGCTCCATGGTAGCGTTATAGTTCAGAACTTCTAACAATTTGTCTTGAGATACTGTATGTATAAATTTATTCATACAAATCCTCTCTCTTCAAGCTTAACGTTACTATTAAGATTATCGATTGCAGCAAGACCGCTTGTTTCAATGGCCTTACAGTCGGCGATGTATCTCATATAGTAAGTATTGTTTGTCTTATCAACATGTCCGTCAACACCAAGGAACGCTTTATACGCAACGTAATCAAGTATGGCTTGTGTGAATGCACTTGTAATAGAAATCTTATCTGTCGGTCCAGTTACCTTTTTCGGACTTGCAATGTAAATCAAACTAACCCTAACCTGACTATTGAGATCCTCTCCTTTAACCAAACAAACAAATGGCTCAGGAAACATTAAGCTCAATGCCTTGTCAGTCTTATCAACCAACACTTTACGTTCATTATTAAGAGGAACCTGAGTCCCATCTTCTAGCGCAGCATTAATTGGATAAACAAAGTCATCTGGCAACGCAAATGTTTTATTGTTCTCTATGTCTTCTAGTAGGAATTCTTTCTGAAGGAGGGCAAACTTTTCATGTAAAGCTGAGTTCGCTAAATTAAGGAGGCCAATGATATCTTGGAGATTCTTCTCTTGGATCTCATCTCTGAAATCACCACCTATATTCGCTAAGCCAAGAGGCTTTAATTCACTTGCTACTAGCAAGTTGATATACTCATACACTAACATTATTTGCTCCACGCATAGTTAATTGATACAACCTTTATAAACCAAACAAATAGCAATGTCAAACAAAGTAAGAGCTTTCCTCACTATCCTCATCCAACGACCTATTACCCCATACTCCACCATCACCAGCAGGCTTAGCTGTCTCATCCTCATATTCAGCACCACTTGGTCTCCATGTCTCCATCTCACCCAACATACTAACAGTATCTATCTGGTCGTCGTGAGCCGACTTAAACCCTTTTATGGTAGCCAATCTCAACTCCTGAAGTATTTCCATTAACTCACTACTCTCCATCAACTCTTCTGGAAAGTGTATCTTACCTGCCTTGAACAGAGGCACAGCATTCATCTGGAACCTACTCATCTTATCCTTCGTTGGCCTCAATCCAGGCTTATTTGAACCAATAGGACAAGCTAAATTAAAGAAGTTGTTCCTGTCGTTCATCAACTGTTTGATCCAAGAAAGAAACCCACCCTGTTGTCCAGTTATCTCAACTCCAACCGACTGTGGTTGCCACTTTTGAGCCAATCTAAACAAATGATTCATGCTCTCGTCCATCAACATTTTCTTACATACACCGTCAACCCAATACCAATCACCAATACTATTCAGGCCCCAAACATTCTGAACACTAAAGTCTGCATGTTCCTTATCGCTAGTCGCAAAGTCTGTAGTAATATAAAAGTTGTATGCACCCTTGTTCTTAACCACACTTCTTCGCTTGTACCACTGTAAATCACCATCCTCAATCAATCTTTCCTCGTCACTCATAATCCTCAACATAAGCTCCTGGTTAAAACTATTGATCTTCCCAGTCAACACAGCTTTATCGTATCTAGCCTTAACAAATTCATACGGAAACCTGTCTTCCCAGCCACCTCTGAACTCTTCCTTTTTACACGGAAATTCTTGACACACTGGAAACACACTAACATACCAAGCACCACTCTCTACCGCCTTATACAATGGATCTTTAGCATTAAATGGAGTTCCACACCATATTATCTTTCTTCTACTTGGATGCAACGCATTGTCAATAGCCGAATAAACAACATCTTCAACCTTATCAATAACAGTTTTACTCCTAGCATCCTCATCACTAATAAGATCGTCCAGTATGGCAAGCTGTGGTCGAGTATTAAGCTCAACTGTTCCCCTGACTCCAGTACTTACACCGTGACCAGTAACAACGAACTCCTTACCAAACTTATTAACAAAGTACCATCTTTGATCAGTTATCTTGCTCTTTGTTATATATTCTTGAAGGAACTCGCTGTTCTGGTATCTCCTTTCTATTCTGTTCCTCATCTTCTTAACACCGTTGTCAATACTATCACTAATATACAATGCATAGTCAACTATTCCGAACCCTGGAATCGATCCAAATACAGCCAAATAAAGATAGAAATACTCAGCAAAGATGCTTGATTTGGCGAACCCCCTTGCACACAATGCAACACTGTCCTGTTTCCTATTACAAAGGTTGTCTAACCACTTAAAGTGAATAACAGGACTTGCATTCTCTTCACCCTTATCACCATTGACCATCTTGATAAAGTTGATAAACTCTAACGCAAACTCACTTGGTACATAGTTTGGATCATCACCGTAGTCCACATCTCTGAGCCAATCCTCTACAGTCTTCTTAACTAATTGACTCATACTACAATCCTACCATTAACCAAAATTTCAAAGAACATCGAATAGAATCTACAGTACTTTTTCCTCACATTAGCCTCCAGGCCAAAAGTCTTTAACCAAATTATTCCTATTAACCGGATCAGGTTCCATCTCCTTAAACTCAGCATCAATAGCATCTTCTCTTCTCCTAATGACATCCATCTCAGCGATACCTTTTGCGCTCATACCACCAGACTCTATCATCCTCTTTTGCTCGACAGCCAAGGCTCTTGTGATACTCCTAAGATCCTCCACAGTATCATTGCTTACACCAACATTAATATCCACCTTCAAGCTCTCAGGGGCCTTTAAGTGCTCTATTAGGATAGCTGCCGCTTTCATTCTAACGGTATCACTGCTAGATGTCCTCATCAACGTTGCCTCAACATTAATAGCTTCCTGAAGGATATCACTATTAAGCAAATGTATAGCGGGCAATGTTCTCTCATGTATCTTCAACACCAACGGTGTCTTGTTGTACATTGTAACATGAGCAGATATATTCTTATTCGGGACCCCCTTATCAACCAGTCTCTGGAACCTGTCTGGGAACACCTTGACCCAAGAACTCATCTGAGTATCGCCAAGCAGTTTATACGTGACATACTTTACAGCGTTGGCATAATCACTAATCTTCCACTTACCCTCCTGTAACACATTGATCCAAGAAAGAACGTTCTCCCTATAGACATCCCTAATCTCACTGTCGTCAATTGATGAATTAATAAGATCCACTATCTTCTGAGTTATATTCTTTCTAACACCAGTCGGAGCACATGCTCTAACCTGATGTATTGTCAACTCAGTAGCATCTATCGGTATTGGGGTATTCTCGCCATCAATTACATTAGTCATAACAACTGGCTCTGACCTTTGTATCTTGGTATCCTTAGCGCTAACCTTGACTCCTGGGTCCCAACTCATATATTATTCCACCTTGCAATAGTTTGCACTCTTTGCTCTTCTGATCCAATAAAAATAAAATAAGGACTAAGCATATATCCACCCTTAACTTTCTTTAAAGCTTTCCATTTAACCAATACAGATATGGCCCTACTAGTAGAAGGTTGTGTTGTATCCATACGATTAGCTATAGCTGATTGCTCTATAAACACAGTATTAGCCATATCAAACTTCATCCTTCTTGCCAATACAGCAAACAATCTTGTAGCCATTGGACTCTTGCAATTCTCAGCAAAGTTATCAAACTCATCAAACCTCACCGAGAACCTTGGTTTCTCTCTTTTCAACGTACTCACGTATAGCCCTCCGTATTGTTGCGCTTAAGGAACGTTCTTCCTCGGTGGCAATCTTTGCTAATTTAAGCTTTAAGGTTGGTGTTATCCGCATCGTTATTGGTGCATCCTTGTTCATACATCCTCCATTTGTTTAAACATAAGGTATACCATTACGTATTACAATGCAATACATACTTCTAAATATACCCTGTGTGGTATGTTGATATACCCTGTGTGGTATGTAGATGTATTCAAACCAACCGGTATCATTAGCAAAAACAAGTACCTTAAGTGTTATAGGCTAGCGCCGATTGAGCGACCCTGCCCTTCGGAAACTCCCCACCAGTACGCAACTCCGGACTCCAGGCTTAACGCCTGCGTCCTCCATTGCTATATGAAAAATAATATTATATAATATTGTATGATAATTATTTCAGAGCACATAACCAAACAAGATGAATCCGATTGGTTCATAGAGACGAATACTGGCCTTGACGTGCCTGATTTCAATCCTCCTATACTACCTGACCATATTCCAGAATGTTTTGCTGTAGCATGGCTTAAAAAGGATTATACGGCTAGATGTGATGAATACAAAACTGGGCTGCTCGTAAATTATGATGATAAATTCCAATCCAATGAAAAACCTAGCTGTTCAGATGGTACACGGTGCCCTGGATAATATTCAGAAAGGAAACAAGTACGCTGAACAGTCCAGGCTCTTCCTCAGCGAGTATGGGGACACTTGGTGTGCAATTGTATTGGATATCCCTGTTGATGTCATTAGCAGGGGGATAGACGGTGTCCTGAGTGGTAGCAATACGCTTGGTTCATTGTCTGGAGAGAGAGCCAAGAAATACAAACATCATCCACTTGAAGGTTTAACAAAAGATGATGTTTGTCACAAAGGATCAGTACCGTTAAGTGA